CTTGCCGGGTTCGGTTTCTTGGGTTCGAATAACGGCGCGTCGNTTACGNNTGCGNNTNTCGGGTTTCGGCTTTGTAAAGTATCTTAACACAGATGAAATGAAAACATACAGTACAGAAAAATTACCAGAATCCCCAGTGAAATGGTGGAAAGATCAGTTTGTGATTTTTTATAACCAGAAGGATAACGGGGCTCAAGCAGAACCCGGACTGAGATATGAATCTGAAATGATTGTTATAGATGGAAATACAGAAACATCAATACTTGAAGCTATCAAACGTAATCTGCATGATCCTGAATTAGATTATGCTGTTTGTGCCAATTTCGAGGTTGAGGGAAAAGAAGCCATTAAGGTCAAGCGGGAATACAGTCCAGACTTGCCTGAAATAAGAAAGGTTGAGATTGTATTTGATCATGACATAAATAAATCTCCTGACGAAATATCCTCAGAAAACATACCTGTTGATGAAATAATCAAAAAGGTCACCGGAGGTGTACGGAATTACGTTGTTGTGTGTGTGTCAGGCTCACGAACACCAGAAACAGACTTAGATGTTGAACGTTTGATTGCAGATGGTAATATTTTAATTACAGCACAATGAAAAAAGTGAAAATTACAAAGGGTAAATGCGCCGTCATAGAACAGGGTGGCAAATTGATTGCCGTNAAGGANGCGAAAANANNACCTNNNNATNGANGCACNGGACGACGTTATTGTGACGGAAAAGAACAAATCANNNNTGAAANCNGCTGAAAANGCAAAACTGAAATAGGTTCAACTTTGGGATAATATGAAACAACTTACCCGCGACAGAAACCGTTTTGAGCTGTATTACCGGCAACAGGTAGGCCGCGCAATACTCAGGCAAATTGCCCCGATATTGGCCGACCTTCGCACCATGCCGGCCAGCGCAGTTTCTCTGTACATTGACCCGGAACCAATCCGCTCGGTTTTATTCGACATTAATAGCCGTGTTGGGGTATATTTTTCGGACGCATACCGGAAAAAGTTGATCGGAAAAAAAGACGTTTCGGAAGGATGGCGCGCCTTTTTCGATCAGTTTATTTTGCCGATCCTCAACCGCCGCACGGCTGAAAGGGTAACAGCAATCACCGAAACGACGCAAAAACTCATCCGGGAATCTATACAGCGCGGAATTGCCGACGGTCTGGGAATTGACAAAATTGCCGGTGCGGTCAGAAGCGACATGATTGATTCAACTGCATGGCGTGCGCTCATGATAGCGCAAACGGAAGTAATATCAGTGTCTAATCAATCTGCTTATGAAGGCGCAGAGTCCGCCGGAATACCATACAAAAAATTTTGGTCAAATTCAGGATTAGATGGCGTGAGGGAATCTCACATATTCGCGCAGGAGTGGAGTTACTCGCAGGATGGGATAGACCCAAATGAGAAATTCGATATGGGGAATGGCAACTTTATGATGCACCCCGGGCGACCCGGAAGGTCCACCCGAAGAGATAATTAACTGCCGGTGTACTCTGATTATTGAGCCGGTGTAATTTTNATTTGTAACCCATACATTGCAATTCTGTTTTTNATTTGTAACTTTGTAGATGTCAAAGCGAAAAATAAAAANTAGAAAATAAAACAACAAACGATACCGCTATTCAAATCCGTTTTTTCTCAGGTTAAGGACATAGACAGCGCCGGAACCGTGCGGTTTTACGCGTCCATTTTCAACACACCCGACCGAGTGAATGATATTGTCGTGCCGGGTGCATACAAAAAAACCATCGCGGAGAACTTCAAGGAAATTCAGCATTACAAAAACCACGACAGCAGAGTGATGCCCGCAGTGATCCGGGAAATGGTCGAGGATGATAATGGGTTGTTGGTAACTTCAAAAATGATCCTGAACACACAGGCCGGGAAAGAGACATATGAAGAATACAGGGCAATGGCTGAAGCCGGTAAGTCGATGGCGCATTCTATCGGATACGTCCCGGTGAAAGTTGAACCGACTTCTGATTTTAATTACCTGAAAGAAATACTATTGCTCGAAGTATCGACCCTTACGACCCGTCCGGCACACCCCGGTAGCGCTGACTGTCGACGTGAAAACGGTTGACTAGTCTCCGTAGCTATGTTGAAATCAGACCTACCTGATGATGAACTCGAAGAACTCGAAAAAGTGAAAAATGAGATTGAAGCACTCTTGAAATCCCGGAGCCGGGTAGCCACTCCGCCGGTAGAAGAGCCGCTCACACAAAATGATATTTTAAAAATTTTAAACGTATAAAATGGAAAAACAGGAATTAATTGATGCCCTGCAAGTACACAGCAAGGCAATCGAAAACAAAAACGCCGAAGTTGCAAAAGGCAATGGAAGCGAAAATTGCCGGTTCGGTGGACGAACTGAAAAAGGAATTGGCCGATATGGTCAAGACCCGTGACGTCATGCAGAAGCAGCTCGATGAGCAGAATATCGCAATCCAGAAGGCCGGGAAAAAGGAAGCAGACCGCAAAACGTTTGCCGACGAACTGCGCGCCAAACTGGACGCTGAAATCAAGCAGCTCATGAACCTGAAGGGGATGGCCGGAACGCCGGAACAGTTGAAGATGGAAGTGAAAACTTTCCTTCAAACTGACAATGCCAGCGTGACCACCGGTTCACACCTCCCCGCATGGCAGTTTGAACCCGGAATTGAGAAAGCACCAGACCGGCGTACATTCATGCTCGACATCCTCGCTCGCGGAATTTCCAACAGCCTTACCGTGTATTGGGTGCAACGCAAAACCCGTACCGATAACTCCGAATGGGTTGACGAAGGGGCAGATCCCGCCGCACCTTCCGTTCTTGGTTACCAGACCGTAACCGCCACGATGCAGAACCTTTCACAGTACATGAAGGTGAGCAACAACTCGCTGGATGATATCGACTGGTTGCAGGGCGAAATTCAGACCGAGCTCGTCACCTTGATGATGCTGAAACTGGACAATGACCTCCTGAAAGGAACTGTTGTTGCCAACGGTTTTGATGGTGTTTTGACCGCTGCCACTGCATTCAATGCAGGTGGCGACACCCTCCCTGCTGGTGTATCTCCTAACAAATTCGATGCACTGGTGTATGCAGTTACTCAGATTCTCAGTGAGAATTTTGTACCCAACTATATTATCCTGCACCCGCGCGATATCCGCGACCTGAAACTCACACGGGACGATGCCGGTAACTACCTGTTACCTCCGCAAATCACTCAGGGTATTCCGATGGTCGACGGTTTGCGCATTGTTGGAAACACCGGAATGACACCCGGAACTTATCTCGTTGGAGATTTCACACGTGCAAAATTCTGGACACGGAAAAACCTCGAACTGAGGATTTGGGAACAGAACGATGATGATGCTGTGAAGCAGCTGAAGACCGTTACCCTCTACATGCGCGGAACCCTTGTTATCAAGGATGCCGATAAGAAAGCATTTGTAACCGATACATTTGCCGACACCATCGCTGAAATAACCGCTCCCGGAGCATAAATACAAGGGCCGGGGTGAAATTCCCCGGCCTTATAAAATTATGAAAATAAAGTTTGTAAAAGGGAAGCACAAAGGGGAAATCCGCGAAGTCAGTCCGCAGATGGCTGAATTTTTTTGCAAAATACGGCAAGAGGCCATAATCCTAAAAGTGGATGATCCAAAAATTCAGACGAAAAAGCAGGAGCGCCTCCCGGATATTCCAAAAGCAAGAAAGGGGTAAAATATGGACATTACGCGCGCAATAACAGGATCGGAGCCGGTGACGCTCAACGAAATGAAATCATATTTGAAAGTTGATTTCGCCACAGACGACACACTGATCACTCAAATGATCAAGTCCGCGCGTGAATTGTGCGAAGAATTTACCGGGCGGTCGTTTGTGGAATCAGATGTTTTGTGGATTGTGGACGCTGAGGCCGGCGATGTTATCCGGTTGCCATATCCGGACATTTATGAGGTTTTCGATTCCGCCGGTATAAGTTTCAGTGGCGTTTCGATTGTCCGGGCTATTTTCCAATATTCCGGAACTTTTGAAATCGAATACACCACCGCCGGGAATTGTCCGGAAGGCGTGAAATTGGCAATTATGAAAGCCGTGGCCGAAAGCTACGAAAACCGGGAAAACACTTCCGACGGGTCTCTTTCAAGGTTACCGGAAAACACCTATAATCTTTTGATGAGGTACACGATATGAGAATCGGAAAATTAAATAAAAGGGTAACGATTAAAACGGTCACACGGACAGCAGACGGGTTAGGTGGATATACTGAAACGATTTCAACGGTNAAAGAAACATGGGCGGGCATACGTCCATTATCTGCAAAAGAAACCCTGTCTTACGGTCTGGAACTGGGCGACAGGACGGCAGAAATCCGGTTGAGATTCGACGGAACGGTAAATCAAACAAATTATATTGAGTTTGGTAGCCGGGTTTATCGTATCAAATCGGTAGTGAACCCGGATGAGGGAAATCGTGAATATGTTTTAATTTGCACAGAAAGGACAGATTAAATGGCGATTGCAGGAATTGAAATAGGGCAGAATGAACAGCGAAAACTATTTTCAAAACTTGATCAGGTCAAGATCAATATACCTAACATGGTGTATGATGGCTTGGTGAAATTCCTGTTCACAGCAAAAATGAACGCTCAAAACAAGATCAAAGCAGATCGGCATATCGTTACCAGCAGGTTGAGAAACTCAATATTTGTCAAATCACACAGTAAATTTAAGGACAATGTAAATTATAGCGACAATGAAGGCGGAAGGTTTAACGCTGATCTGGATGTCGACCTGAAACCTCATGAAGCCGCATTCGGCACCAACGTAGATTATGCTGAAAAAATTGAACGCCTCGATTCGTTTATATGGTGGGGGTTCAAAAATGCAGATAACAGGGAATTTTCAAAAGAATATAACAGGCAAATTAACAAGGTTGTTAAATGAACTATCCGGAATCATCCATATTAACCAGCCTGAGAACGGCAATTATCGGCAAAATAGCCGGGCGAAATGTCTATACTGTGCCGCCAAAATCGCTATCGTACCCTTATATCTGGTTATCCCAGCCGTTCACTACGGAGGTAGGGCCAAAGGGGAAATTCATATACCGGGTGGAGATCCTTATACAGGTCATTCACAAAGATATTTCAAGCCTGACGCCGCTACTTTCAGACATGCAGAAGGTACACGAAATAATCAATAACGGCGCCGACCTGGCCGTCACCGGATACACAGTAATTGAGGTTAACCTATTGAGTACCAATAGAACAGAAGAATTAACCGACGCTATGCGCCTCGATATTGGACTGATCAGAATACAAATTGACTTAAAATAATACGAAATGGCAGAAAACGCAACGTACATCAAATTAAAAATCGGCCTCAAGGTGTTGGTCGGTGAACTGTCACACAGCATAAATTCAAGTGGTGATGTGATAGAAGTATCTTCAAAAGCCTCCGGGCTGGTTCGCCGGATTTTACCCGGCAGAGTTGCAAACAATATCAGTTTTGAATCGCTGGCAGATGATACCAATTCGACTGATTACGGATATGCAGACGCACACGCCGCAATGAAAGCCGGCACAAAACTGAGTTTTACCATCATCAAGGGGGTGGCAACGATACATACAGGTGAGGGGTATTTGTCAAGTCTGACAAAAGACAACCCGGATAACGACCGCTCAACTATGTCCGGAACTATTGAACTTAACGGAAATCTCACATAATCATGGGACAAAACGCAACATACATTAAAATTCAGTTTGCCGGCACTGATTTGGTCGGTGAACTCAGCAACAGCGTGAACTCAACGGCTGACATGTTGGACGTATCATCAAAAAAATCCGGACTGGAGAGAAACATACTTCCGGGACGGGTATCTGAAAACATCAGTTTTGAATCGCTGGCAGATGATGCTTCTGCGGATTATGGATGGGCTGCCGCTTACGCCGCAATGACAGCTGGGACGCTGGTAACATTTTCAATTCTGAAGGTTGATGCAGATGGTGATCCGGTTACGGGCGGTCAAAACGTGACAGGATCCGGGTACTTTTCCAGTCTGACGAAAGATAACCCGGACAATGACCGTTCAACTTTCTCCGGAACTTTAGAAATCGACGACGAAACAACAATCGCACCTTATACCGCACCATGATATGATAGGACGGATTGTAATTAATGTCCCTTTTGCTTACACTTTCGCCGGTCTGTCTTATTACCGAAACAGACAGGCCGGTTTTTCTTTTTCCAACCACGCGACCCTGATTCTATCGCAAAATATCGGCATCGATCTGGCCGACCTCCCGAAATGGGCGAAGGAAAACCATACGCTATACGCCGCGGAAATGATGTATTCAGCGTATTTGGCATACTGTCAGGAGAATTATAAGAAGCCTGTATTTTCAAAAAAGAAACTTTCGGAGGGCATAAACAGGCTTTCAGAGGACGATCTGAAGCGGATAATTTCGACATGGAACGATTCGGCAAAAATCGGGGTAAAGGAGGTAGTTAAAAAAAAAAGGTAACAATAGGGGGCAAAGAAATTGAGATTGAGAAAAGAAATACATCTGACTTTTCGGACATGTATTTTTTCTGCATCGGTGAAATTGGCCTATCTCCGGCTGAATTTTGGAAGTTGACAGAAGGCGAAACCGTCGCAAAGATAAACGGGTATTATATGCAGTTGGCACGACGGAGCGCAGATTTCCGGGCGCTATACGCATTGACATACAACATCAACGCAAAGCGAGGGCAGGGGAAAAAACCGGAACAACTATGGTCACTTTTGACTGACGAACAAACCAGAAGTCGGGAAATGACACACGATGAAATTGTAGAACGTAACGCAAAAATACGGGGAATATGAAATTAGGTGATCTGTTTATCAAACTTGGGCTAAAGTCAGAGGAGTTTAACCAAGGCATACAAAAGGCCAAAGGTGGGCTATCCGGACTTGGTACTGTTGCGAAATCAATAGGGGGTGTTTTTGCCGCCGCCTTTTCGATAGGTGCAATGGTTCGATTTTTTACTACCTCGGTAAAACTTGCAAATGAACAGATAGCCGTTGAAAATCAGTTGGCCGCCGCATTGCGCGCTAACGGGATGGAGATCGACGCAAACATGAATAAATACAAAAGATTTGCGTCTGCAATGCAAAGGGTCACAACGGTAGGAGATGAAACCACGCTATCACTGATTCGCCTTGCCGTCACAATGCAATCCAAAGCCCCGGAAGAAGCCGCAAAAATGGCAATAGGTTTGAGCAAGGCGCTTGGGATGGATTTGCAGACCGCCACCCGTGCGGCTGTTTTGGCGCAAAACGGTAATACCATTGCGCTGTCGAGATATATACCCGAAATCAGGACGGCCACAACCGAAGCCGAAAAGTTAGCCGCCGTTCATAGGATTGTTGCCGGCGGGATGGAAATTGCAAGAGCCGAAACGGAAACGTTGACGGGGAAAATTGACCGGATGAAAAACGCATGGGGCGATTTTAAAGAGGTCATTGGAACTGTCATTGCAACGAATGATACACTACTCAGCAGTATCGAAGATATGACGTTGGCTATCGAAATGTTGAGTACAAAAAAGTTTGGATTTACCTCGTTTTTGGCTTTTCTGGCCGGTGGAAAATCGTGGGAAGCTGACAAAAAGCGATTCATTGAGATGATTAAGCAGCAGGAAGACATGAACGCTGCAATGGACGAATATGAGCAAAATATAAAAAGCGCCCGTGAACCGCTGGGTCAACTTTCGGAAGAATCATCAAAATATGGCCGCACAATTTCCGAAATCGAACAGGAAATTGCAGACTTAAAGGAATCGCTCAAGGGGTACGGGGAATTTCAGGGAAAGGAAATACAGGCAACTTTGCGACAAATCGACGCAAATGAGAAACTTCTGAAATCCCTTTTAGAACTTCAAAAAGCCCGCGCTGAAAACCGGGCAGTCGGGGCGATCCAACCGGGGAAACAGTTTGATGAGCCTTTGGTCGGGCGCGAAAAATACGCCGGACTTATGCGCGACCTTCCGCCTGTTGATACCTCGCAGTTGGACGACATGACAGCGTGGTTTATCCGAAACAATGAACTGACAAAAAAATATACCGACGAATACTTGGAGAATTTTGTCCGATTCAAAGAGGATTTCAACTATCTGATTACCGATTTCGGCATCGACATCGTCGAACAATTCGGGTCTATGTTGGGTGAACTGATGGCCACGGGGCAGGTCTCCGGGGACTTCGGGAAAAACATTCTTGCAAGTATCGGTAGTTTTATCGGAACGTTGGGGAAAATGTTAATCGGTCTTGGTGTAGCATCACAGGCGTTTCAGACGCTTTTAAAATCAGCGTTTACAAATCCGGCTTCAGCCATTGCCACAATAGCCGCTGGCGCCGCACTGGTCGCACTTGGAGGGGCAATATCCAGCTATGTGAAATCACGCGGGTCCGCAGGCGGGCAATCTGGCGGAGGCAGCGAACAACCATCCGGCGGGTTCGGTGTGTTTGAAACCAATCAGCGAGGATCTTTCCAACTTCCGCAAATGTCAACGTCAATCAGGGGCAATGAATTGGTACTGCTTATAAACAGGGAATCTAATAGAACTTTGGCAATAACTTAATAGGTATGGCACACGGAACAAAATTTAGAACGGAATTTAAAGACTATTTTAACCGGGACATAACGGTACTTTTCAAATTCAAGGACTATTCCGGTGATATTACCGATATATATACAGCAGAGGGGTCGGGTGACATATATCAGCCTGAAAATGAAACGAATATATTTAATCCTATCCGGGGGTCTGAATTTCGTATTGACCTGATTTCTCAAACTGATTCACAGCTAATTGATTTGTTTGTAAACAATAAACGTGACTGTCTTGTTCAAGTTTACAGGGAATCATCACTGTTTTGGCAGGGGTGGTTAATTCCTAACCAATATTCCGAACGATACGACGCCGCCCCTTACCCGGTTACAGTCACTGCCCGCGATGGGCTGGCTGAATTGAAAACATATACTTTCGACCGGGATGGATTTTTTAAACCGGCGTCACTATTCGGAATTGTTCTAAATAAGTTAGATTTTGGCGCAAACATGTGCGAATCGGTGAACATATATGAATCGTCGTATATGGATAATGACCTGACCGATTCTATGCTCACCCAATGCCTGTACGATTCTGAAAACTACAAAGGAATGTCATACTATGACGTTTTGCGCGATATGCTAACCGGACTGGGCGCCGAAATCCAGCAGGTAAATGGGAAATGGAAAGTTACCCGTATTGCGGAGCTTAACGCCGATCTGGAAAAAAGAGAGATGACAATATCCCTTCCTGAAACGGTTATTTCACACGAAACAGAAAATCATGTCCGGTTAATTGGTCGGCCACAGAACCGTGACTTTGCAAATAATGACGCTGAGATTATAGCATCACCGGGGTGGAATAGTTTTGAAATGAAACGGGACGCCGGGCGCCGCTTTGGTTTTCTGAATCATGACTTTTCTGGCGAATATTTCCCGATTACAACTGGGTATCTTGCTGAACACTGGAACCATTACCCCGGAACTGTTTTGAGAAAATGGAGATCAGGGAACAAGTTTGTACAAAAATCCGAGACTTTCAACATCAATGCAGGATCAACGCAGTGGGGCATATATCAGTCGGTCGTTGGTGCCAATCCTGCAATGATTTTCACTCAAAAATATTTTTTACGCGTTTCTGTCGCAATCACAAAAAAACCGGAATATGAGGGCGACACTGTTTTGTGCGGACTTAAAACGCAGCTAAAAGTAACAGACGGGGTAAATACCTATTGGCTGTCCGGACTTGCATCTGCTTTTGTCAACACCCCGGCCTATATCGAGTTCAAGAATATATCTGCCTCCGATGATTCCCGGTTAAGTTTCGTGAATTATGAACTAATATTTTCTCCACCGCCGATTTCGGGAGAATTAACGTTAGATGTTTTTTGTCCGTATCCGAATAATTCGGGGGACATGGTTAAGGTTTCCGGATGGTATATTAATGATGCGACATTGGATATATATCATGAATTGTTTGGGGAATACAATGAAAACGGCCTATCTCAACAGTTTGCAACGACAAAAGTAAGCGTAAACCAAAATATGTCTTACATTCCAGACATTGAAGTTGATTTCAAATTTTCTGACTATCCAATTATACCCAACAGGAAAATAATATACAGAAACGGAATCATCAGGTCGGTTGGCGATATTACTCCTACCGAATTATGGACGGCACGCGGCGGTGATATATCTGTTCCNCTTCAGACNCACCTTGTTNTGAACTACATATCACACTANAANATCAACCGGTGGATTCTCCGGGGAACGATACTNAGTCAGGATGTCTATTTTGATAATGCAATCGTTGACTATCAAGTCAACAGTCGGGTGTACTATTGCAAGGGTGGAACATATAACCTCCGCCGGGCAATGTTAACCGGCATATTCCACGAAATCGGTGCATGGTCTGGCGCTCCGTGGATTTTGGAAGACGGAACATGGAATGATAACGGAATATGGATAGATGGGGAGGTCTGGAACGACGGCGAATAATTCAAAAAAAACTGTAAACTTTACATTGCAAAATCTGTAAAATATTGTAACTTTGAGATATGAAAAAATTAATAGTTATTTTGCTTTTTCTGGCCGCCTTTACCCACGCAAAGGCTCAGCCTTTTACAAATATTCAGGCGAATGAATCCGGGTTGTCGGTGCGTACAAACCTGAACAATATGATCAATTACATCAATGCCCTCGGCCTAAAAATAGAATATTCAACCGACGGAGTAACGTGGAATTATCCCTGGCAAAACGGCAATATATATACTCGTTTTTCTGGAAATTATGGAACAAACTGGACACCAAAGATATTCATGTGGGATGGTTCTGTTCTGGGGTCTTTGGAAACCGATACCCTGAAAATTGGAACCGATGTAATTACCGGGTTCTCTAATTTTTTGGTAAAAAACGACACTTCCAGCCTGGTCGCCACGAAATACAACCTTTCGCAAATAGAACTATCTGGCGGAGGAATTATGTATAACCTGACTGCCGGTGACTACCCATCTGGCGCGCGCATATTGCTGTCTGGCTCTGATGCTTCAGTAGCAGACGTAATTTTCAAGGGCAGCGGAGCCACAAGTGTCAGCCGTATAGGGGTAGATACTATAATGATTTCCAGCACCGACAACAACACCACATACAGCGCCGGGACCGGGTTAGCATTGGCCGGCACAACGTTTAATCATAGCAACGCCGTTACTGCCGGTTCATTCGGTCCCGGATCAAATGCCACGCTGACATGGGGCGGGACTTTCACCGTTCCATCCGGGGCATATGATGCACAAGGTCATCTGACCGGGGCAACTAACCGGACAATGACCATGCCGGCAAATCCAAATACGACCTATGCAATATCAGCCGAAAACGTATCTGGAGGGGCAAATCTCAGTCTAACGGGGTCGGATGCAAGTACGGATAACGTGAAATTGGCTTCCGGGTGGGGAATAGATTTTACCCGCACGGACGAAAACACTATTACCGCAAAAGCGGATACTACCCGGCTGGCCACGCAATATGACCTTACTCAGTTACCGGTGGCTTCCCCGTTAACAACGAAAGGAGATTTGTACACATTTTCAACAGTTAACGCACGTTTACCGGTCGGCACAAACGGGCAAATACTATCCGCAAACAGTGCAACATCAACCGGGCTGCAATGGATCAATGCCCCGTCCGGGTCGTCGATATGGACGGACGCCGGAACCTATGCTTATCTAAACGGATATGAAAGTATTAGAATGCCACAAGATAGGGAAATTAGTTGGCGAGCATCAACATCAAACGTTACAGCAGATAATAGCTGGCGTATAAGGACGGACGGATCGGGTATCCTTAACTTTGAGTCTGGTGCAAGCAATGTTGTGGGTATGACAATGTATAATTACTCTCAAACTTATGGATATAATTTTATGTGGTTACCTGGATCTATTTTTGTTGACTACGGAGGTAACACAGAGGGAGAATATCCACTTGACGTATATACCGGATCGACACAAAAATACGCTATTACCGGGACTGGTTCAATGATGCAGCTAAACCNGACTACTACCCCGGCAAATCCGCCTGNAAATTTCGGGTATTGGTACACGAAAAACGGAATACCTTACTTCAAATATGGGTCAACTGAATATAATCTAACATCATCCGGTTNNTGGAGGCCCTGATTTGACCGTTCAGTCTCTATCCGGAACA